GTTAGGCGGTGACATTTCAAACCAAGATTCGCAAGATGGTATAAGTCAACAGAGTTGATCAAAACCCGATACGCATCCTGACACCAATACATCTTGTTGTCACCAGTACCATTGTTGGCTGGCAGACTCTTAAAACCCGCATCAGACATTTTGGTAATCTTAGAATTTACACCAAGTTCTTGCAGCATGTTTTGTAAGTCAACAGCAAAGTCATAATTAACTGTCACGCACTGTAAAGACTCATTCGTACCATTTCGAGCAACCGTACCATCCCCGTCTAAATACCCTGCCAACCAACTCAGGCGCGACTCAATTGTGTACTCAGCGGAGGGTACAAAAAACTTCTCTTGTAAGCAACCAACCTTTGAGAAACCAGTCCATCGAAGCTGTTTGTCGTCAATAGCCCATCTGTCAACACATGAAAACTTTTCCGCAAGCGCACGTTTTCCGTGATACAAATAGATAATCTTTCTACCATTAGAGATACTACCATCAGCAGAAAAGAAACCATTGTCATACGCATAGTCAAGAGTTTTTGCTCCTTGAACAACTGGCAAGTCAAACTTGATTAGTTTGTCACCGGCCTTCAACTCAAAAGCTCGCTTGCAATGCACAAAACCTTGATAGTTGTTCTGAACAAAGAACCTATGATACTCTGTACACTCTAGGTCTTGACCAATATCAGTAACAACCTTAACCAACTTTTGGTTTTCGCCTGTTTTATGCACAGTAACACCAGACCACTGCTCCCCATTCCAAACATTGACATCCACACCATTGAGATCGGAGATGGTTTGATAACCCCGATCAGTGAGGATCTTAGTTTCTGGCGCAACACAGAGGTTAGATGCCTTTGCTGTCATACCCAGCCTTTTGAATGGTTCAGCAAGTTTTCGATTGATGTGGTCAATCTTGGTTATATAACCTTTACCACGAGCTTTTTTAACCTCTGCAAGTTTAGCGAAACGCTTTACCGCACTAGGCTCTTTGTTAATCCAGATGTCTTTGATCTCTTGATCATCGTGGATGATTCCAACATTGTTGCTTTCAGGATTGTGATAAAGCTCCTCAAGAACCTTGTAGTAATCGCCATGTCTTGCATTCACACTATATGCTGTGCTGCCACGTCGATTAGTTTGAGCCACCTCATTCATTGTTGTGAGAATGTCACGAACAATAGGCATGATACCTTCTGATCGACCACCACGAGGTAATGCCTGACCCTCACAAGGCCACTCGGACAAATCAACACTACATCCAGCAGCATGTTTTGTGAGAACAGCAAGCTCAGTCATTAGGTTGTAGCGATCAAACAGGTTGTTACCCATGTATGTCTGAGAGCAACTTACCGTATGTCCCCGTTCAGGCAGGCCACCATTACTGTACAATGGTGTTGGTGGGACAACCCAGCCATTCCATAACACCTCAAAGAATACATCACCCCATGTCTTTCCCACAGTGAACTGGTCAACATTCCACCAAGAAGGATACACATTCGGTGCATCAGCAGCCAAGCTATCGGCAATAGTTTTGAACCGACTCTTTACCGACTCACCATGATAGCTGTATTTGTTTTTGAATAACTGCCAACCACCTGTTGTGTACCACTCAGGAACTTCACCTGCCGCTTGTAGAGCTTTACGCTCTACAGACAGGGCATTCTCTACCGCATTAACCATCCACACTCTCCATTCTCAATATTGCTTGTTCAAACTCAAAAGCACCTGTGTCGTCTTGGTACTCACTTCCAGTTCCAGAGGTGAAGAAATCAACCATCTTAAAGCCTTTGATGCCACCCTCAAACTCAGTACCGATTCTGCTACTCACTTCTGGAAACAGTTTTTCACAACCATATCGAGCAAGTAGCAGATTGATCCTGTGTGCAACATAGTCCTTGTATTCATCACGAGTGATTCCGTTCAAACCGCCTTCTGGTACAGTGCTATCAATAATCAAGCACTCATGTACATAGCCATCAGCAAGCAACTCCAAGAAACCTGCATATCGCTCAGTGTCCTCAAGCAAAGACATACCAAGCTCTCGATACATGATGTTGATTGAAGTTGTCAGCGCAACAGAATGCAAATCCTCATCAATTGAGGATTGAATTGTACCACGCACAACCACAGGAATTTTGTTGTTTCCATTCATCTGGAAGCTGCGAAGCCCCAAGAAGTTGGCAAACAAAAATACACCCTCAACAGCACTGTAAGCAAGACATGTGTTGATTGGGTCATCACCATGCAACCATTTCCCCAACTTCTCTGTACGACTCTTGAGTTCTGGGTGATTCAAGAAGTCAAGAAAGTGTGCATCGTTGTCTAACTCAAGAGCCTCACTCATCTGCCGATAGAACCGACTGTGAACTGCCCGCTCAACCATGTTGATGACCGATGCAAGCTCTTGGCACTCTGGAGCTTTAAACAGTTTCGGGTACACATCTGTCCAGAATGAGCCAACAAACATTTCGTACCGAAGGAACAGGGGGAGTGTTTTTAGGACAAAGTGTTGTTCACCAGCATCAAGATCATACCTCAATTCCAACTTATCCAAACTCACATCGTATTCCGATGAGTGCCAGAAGTTGTCCTTTAATTGCCTATCTGAAATCTCTAAAATTTCAGGATATGCAAATTCATACCCTAAGTAGTCATCAGTAATTTTTCTAGTCACTTTTTAACACCCTCAAAACTAATAAACCTACCAATGTTGCCATCAACCCACTCTGACAAACAATCATGGAAGTCGGACTCATCTTCAAATTCATTTAGATAAATCCACTCCTTTGCTTCACGAATCATACCCTCACTATTGAGTGAGATTTTAAAGCTGACCTCAGCCATCATCCCACCCATCCCGCACGTTTACTCAATGCCATCACCTCATCAACCAAAGACTGATCACCTTTGGACAACAACTTCATTTCATCAGAACAGATATTGCTCTTGAGCCATTCATTGTCTGAACGCTCCCAACCCCAATATCTATCCCCTTCTACAATCTTTCCTTGCCGACTACGATGGTGTTGGTGAGCAACATGGAAGAAATTCCCACCACTACTCAACAACTGACCATCCAAATAGTCATTGGGTAGGACACGTTCATTGTCAAACCCAAACACATGGTGAAGAACGTATTCAACACCCTCCGTGTCAACCAGTGGTTGCACCAATGCTAAGTCAGCAAAGCTCACATACACTGGCATATCAACTTTTTTACTCATCTTCTTCTATCCTTCTACAACATGACCATCAATTAGTTGACGGTGCATAATCCACTCTTTGAATTGCGCTGACCACAAGCAACCGTCACGAGTCATGTGTGTAATGCCGTCAGGCCATTTGTGAGAGTGTAACGGGTGCATCATATCAAGCTGTCGATAATCAATCGGTGTTGCCTGATGTTGGAACGGACTGGCATGAACCTTGTCGCCCTTCGTCAACTTCTCCCACACATCAGCAGCTTTGGTTAGCGACGGATCAAGCATCCGATAACTAACTTGAGCGCAACATGAAGATGAAACAGCTAATGCAACATCCAAACTATCTTCACAGGTTTCATCCCAATAGCCATCTTTATAGTAGGGCATGTGCCATTGGCCTGATGCTAGCTTACGAGGTGTGCTTGCAGACTTAGCCTCAAACATCACCCTAGCAAGTTCTTCAAAGGTTGGGTCAGCGTCTTTGTCATGTCGAAGCCAGAAGTAATTGTTCCACTCCGTACCACTGACAACCGTTTTCATCATCTGGAATGGTTCTAACAGGCGATTGCTAATCTGTTTGTGGTAGCCCGCATCTGCAATCGCTTGGCTGTGTTGTGCCATCTTTTCAGCAGCAAGAGACCAAGCACCCCGCCCACTGTATGTGTGTACAACATCTGGTGGAAAAACTAAATCGTGATGCTCAACACCCTGATCTTGCATACCAGCTTGATTCTTACCAAACCTCACAGGCATTGCAGGGCTTGTCCTCACCTGCTCAACCATCTTCTTGCTTGGAACAGCCCTACTAGACATGCTATTCTTTGGCAACATACAGTGGGTGTTGAGTTCTGCCAAGATGATTCGTGGGTATTCAAGCTCAAATGTCAGAAGCTCTTTGCCTGTGTGGGCATTCACGCTGTGTGCCAATATGCTGGCTTTGATGCCAGACTTTCCCTCAACTGTGATCACTTAACAACCCCTTTCATACAACTTTCCAGCAGGTTGTCAACCATATCCACCACTCGATTACGAAATACTTCTTCCATCGTAAGGCCATTCTCCTCTGCGTACTTTTTTGTGTGTTCAATGTCACAAGAACAAATTGTGTAATTATACCCATACTTGAGTATAATTACTTCATCTTCCTTGAAGCAGTAAGCATCAAAACCTTTTGCTGAAATCTTCTCATCAATCATTCTGCTTCCCATCCTGTCATTTCCGCAACCTCATAGATAGCTTCTTGCAACTTGTAAAACAGATCGTGATTCACCATAGCCTTGTAAATCGTAGGGCTAAATGTCTTAACAACATCACGGAAGTGATCATCAACAGCATCTGGATTCACCGCCTTGTCAGAATGCTCAATGTTGAAAACCAATGAGTCTGGTGGTTTTGACCTATTCTGTCGTGCCACAAACCTGTCGGCCATTTGTTTTGCGTGGGCACTAACATGCTCTAGGTCAGCCTCACGAAACTCATCATAATGCCCCATCATTCACCTCAGCAATTTCAGCAGCAATCATTTTCAGGTTTTCCAGAGCCAAGTCTGTCAGATCAACAGAAACATAGTCACAATGCTTCTTGACCTTACCATTTGCATCACGCAAGCAATAATATGTGATTCCGTACACATCAACTTCTGACAGGGTATGCTCAGGCATTGCCAGCTTCCATCGCTCTGCTTGTTCCTTTGAGTTGCTAAACTTGCTGTTGTTGTTCACAGCAACACGTTCAGCAGCAGCAATGATGATTGATGGATAAAACATAAGCTCTGCTTTGTCAACATAGCCCAAGCTCTCCATCCATACACCAATCTCGTATGGGAATGCAGAGTCAAACCCTTGTTCAGCACCACTTTTGAGGATCGTATTGAAATGCTCAAATGTGTACATCACATCAATGAAACCATCCAATGTTTCAACATGGTCTTGTGTGATCATTGCCCGAAGAAGCTCATCTGATTCTTCTTGAACAATCTTTGCTTGTGAGCGAAGCTGCTGTACATATTCTTCTGGTGTTGCTGGAGCTTTCCAGCCACAGGCGGTATTGAAGAACAATACATCATTCTGGAAATCTTCTAGTGTGTATCCTGATTCGGATTGTGGCATAGTGTCTTGCATGAATGATTCCTCTCTGTCTGGCAGTTAGTGTAACAGAATGGCACTAGATGTCAATCTAAAAATGCCACTGTGTTACGATTGTCTATCTGATTGGCTATTTTGTAGCCTTGCTGCCATTGATTTTATTTAATGAATAAATAATCTTATTCACTTCGTATTGCTCTGTGTTGCCTTCTTTCCCACCACCACGTTGTAACTCATACAGACGCTTCAAGCTCTTGAGGATGTTGCCGAAGTCGAAGTCATTACCAAAGCCATATTTGATGATGTCCTCTGTTTCAACCAGACCCCGCTCAACAATCCTGTCAAACAACTCTTGTGGGAAGGTGTAGTAGGGGCTACTACCACCATCCGATTTGATTGGGGACAATGGTGCTTCCTCAGCAAAGCGAACATCCGTAATGTCGAAATCTCCCTTGTGGTAATAGTTCTTCCCATCCTTGTATGCGCTGAGAAGCCCACCATTGTCACAGGTTATTTTCCAAAAACCACCACCATATTCCACAGATTCGATCTCCACCCAACCTTCTTCTTGGTTGTAATAGCGATCACCCTTCTTCAACTTACTAACGTCGATTGTCATTTCAATTCCCCATACTTCTTGCCAAGATAACTCATGCTTACAAACATGGGCAAACCAAAACCCTCACTAACCTCGTGTAGCATTGTCAAACCACGAAAGTGGTTATTGCCAACATAACCTTTGTAATCCTCAAAGTGATTGTATGCCGCCCCATTCACAATCCCAATCTGCTGCTTACCATCCACAGTTGGTCGAATTGCAACATCCAAAACCTGACGATGGCCTACAACAAAGCTTCTACCAACCGTTTTGAGGATATTCATTGCACTACCAGCATAAGGCTTACCACTCATCGGGTTGGCAAGGAAGTGGCAGAAGAAAATTCCCTCAACCTCCACAGGCTTTAGGTAGTCAATCACTTCCCAACCATATTGCTCAAGGTGAAGCTCTTTGACACCAAAGATGCCCTCAAGCTCTGGTTGGTATTTTACCAGACGATCTAACCTTTCATCGTGATTTCCCACACAGAAGATCATTCGTGGGGAGTAGCCCTCAATGTCTTTCCAGCAATCAACAAGCAACCGCATTCCTTCGTGTCCAGCTTCCAGATCAGCCTTGACACGCCGACCCTCAAAACCTTTTGTGCCTTTGTCGTAGCTTGACAAAGACGGCATGTCAAAATGATCGCCAATGTGTAGAATTACATCAGGCTTCTTGTCGGCAATATACATGCCGATGTGTTGCATGTAGGATAAATCAATATCAGGCTTACATTGTGTATCTGCAATAACGCAGATTGTCAAACCGCTGTCTTGTTCTGGCACAATCTTCACCACCTTCTGATGACCACTACTACGCAAGAAATCACTCACTGTAGACTTTGGCCTACCAAGCCGCTTAGCAATCTGCCGCCAACTCACCTTGTCCTTATTCAAGAGCAAGGCTTGTTCTTTCCAATTAGACGCTGTATGGGTCATTCTGCTTTCCTTCAAATTCATTCAAGATGTTGATTTGTCGTTGCAAGAAATCTCGCCTCATCTCTAAGGCGTAGTGGTCAACCAGAAAGATTGTGTCATCTGAAAAACCTTGCATTCGCATACCATGCCACGACCAAGTACAGTGACGCGAACTAACCACTTCAACCCCAGACATAACCTGACCAATATCCCGAGACTGAGAAGGGTGATCCATCACCACAACGACGCGCCTACCATTTTTAGCCAACCAAGCCGCCTTCTGCAACATCCTTGTCGTTCTTCCTGTTCCACGCAATGGATCATTCATGCCTTTTCCTCAAGCACTGGCGTTAAGCTACCATCTTCATTGACAAATGAGATTTCATCAGGGGGTAAGAACCAGTAGCCCCGATCGCCATCTTTTCCACACCAACCATGCTTAACAAAGCATTCACCACCGTGTCCCCCATCCCAATCGGGGAACTCAACCAGCAGATCACCATCATATGCAACCCCAGAGACGTAGCCAGTTTTACCTATAATTTCGCTTGTCCCTGAATCGTTGTTTACAACTACCTCACGCAACAACCAAGCCTTTTCAGGGATGTCGTAGAAAGGCTTTGCGGGTTTGATTGACTCAGCATTCAAATAAACTTGCACGCCATCATCAGTCGTGCAACGAATTGCACCCGTAACACCAACCTGAGAGACAGTTACAACCGCACCTCTGGCCTGAATATTTGAACAACATTGCTTCACTTTGACACGCATTCCAACTTTCACATTCTCAATCTTCATCACATCACCTCATTGGTTTGGAATAAACATATGCTAACACCACAAAGAAAACAAAGCAAGAGAATGCTGCATTATTTTTTAGATAACACAGCAATGATTTCTTTTCTCTTGTCCTTGGCTTTAACATTCTTGGAAGCAATGCCATTTTCCTCAAGGAATGCTCGCCAATCCTGTCCCTCTATCTCAATGGCTTTCTTAGCTAACACAGCTTCCTCATAGCTTATCCCCATCTTCTCAGCGTAGCTCTTAATCTTGTGGGCTTCTGGGCTGACACATTGAAGCTCTTGTGGGCAAGCCATGTGCAAGACAAATGGTAGGATGTCAGCAATACAACGTAGAGAAACATTGCCCTCAACGTGATCAACCTGAGCATTGGATGCTGCAATCCACATCCCTGATAGTTGACATTTGATGATGCCTTTAGCGCGTCCTGCATAGTCTAGTGGCGGCTTCCTCACTTGAGATTTCTTGAAGTCAAGTTTGATGGGGTGTTTCATCCACACAGCCCCTCGAAGGTTTCCACGAAGCCATGTCCAAAACTCTGAGTCTGTTTTCCAGATGTGGCGATATTGATCTAGGTAGGTTGTTAGCTCATTGTCTGTCATACCACTACCTCATATTTCTGCAACATATCCCCCACCAACATTCGATCATTCGGAACATGACGCATGTATGCACAATCAATAATTTCCTGTAAAGCATCTTGCCATGTGTAGGTGTAGACACCACCATCCCAGCTTTGGAACAAGATACCTCTAGGGTAGGCTTCCTTGTATTTGTCAATAATGAATTGCCAACACTCTTTGTCTGTCTTGAGTGGAGCTAAGTCATCATAAACCTTCTTCTCACCATATTTCTTGACTGTGGTTGACAAGATGAATGGTCGATAGTTGTCGCTAATATCCCCAAAGAGAAGTTGGAAATAGAAGAACTTCCTACCCAAGCCTTTGACACCTTGTTGGGTTAGATAGAGTTCACCAAAGCAATCAGCATTATCGACACGCTTCGGGTCATCAAGTTGCATCACCCTACAACGGCAACCCCACATGTCCTTGTCAGCAGTGATAATCACGCCGCCATTCTGAGCCAACATAACTAAGAGGTCATCCGCTTCATCACCACCTGCCGACCACCGTGTCGTAAACTTGGTGGACAACCACTCACGAATCAAACCAAGATTCTTTGGCTTATCTTCTGTTTTGCGATTGCCTTTGTACAAGCACATCTTAGACCTTTCAACACGAAAGCTCTCACCTTCACCAAGCACAAGAACATATGTGTAGCCCTTGAGCTTAAATTGCCAACCACGCTGCTTCCAGTCCAAAACATCCTGAGCTTGCTTCTCCCAATTCTCAGGCCAATCTACCACTACTTCATGTGTGTAAGCAGTGGCATCTAGTCCACTCACCTCACACCACTTCCTGAATGCTGTAATGTTTTTGAAAGGTTTGTTTGTCCCATCCACATCAAAGACAAGATACTTGGTTTCCAATGATGCCGCAATTCGGAAAGCAAGCAAATCCCCATCAATATAAGCAATCTTTGTTTCGTTGGAAGCGGCAGAGCCGCCCCCGTATGTCTTGAACATTAAAGCTCCTCGATTGCTTCTTTGATGATAGACAACAGATCAACCTGATTGGTTAATAGGCCAATTTCTTTCTCAATGTCATCCGACATCATTGACGAAACAATTTTGCTCAAGAAACCACTTCCCATTCCATAGGCTTCTGCAACAGACTTCACATCCTCACCATACAACTTGGATCGAGCCTTGATTGCTTCTTTCTCACGCAAGAGCTTCTGTAGCTGTTCAATCAACACCTCACGCTTCTGCGGGGATGCCAATGCTGCTTCAAGAGCTTCTGTGTTGTTTTGCTTTGGACGACCACGCCCACGCTTCTCAGCACCTGTGCTGCTATTCATCATTCCAATCTCCTTTCAACATCTCTCGGTTTAACGCATCCAAACGTTCTTGCTGGATACGAGCTTGGGCAGAGGGGCTACCATACAACCTCCACCACTTCTTGTAATGACGCTTCGCTGTATTGAACACCCTTTCAGCTTTCTGAATGTCCCTATTGCAAAGCTCATTGATGCAGCGTATTGTCACTTTCTCAAGCACAAATACACCAAACTCACCATCAGATAATGCTCGCATAAAAGCATCTTTGATGTCTGAGTTGTTCAGCCTAGCTCTAATCTCACCTGCCATACCTAGCCCCTAGACAATGCTTGAATCAAAGCCTTCATCCCATCAACAAACATCCAAACAATAAAGCACACAAACACAAGGGCTGGAACAATCCAAATCGGCATTGTAATGAGCCAATAGGATAACTCAGGGTTGGATGTATTCTTTGCCACCATCATGATCAAGAAGCAGAATGCTAACGAGAATACAATGATTGCTGTAAGCCCCTTCTCTGCATTTTGATCAATGTGATTGCTTTCTGCATCTTTCATCACAATTTTCCTT